AGATGTAACTACTTGTGTAGCTAACGGTAGCCTTGTGGGCAAAAGTTTAGCCACTATCTTTCACCATCTGGCTGTATATCAAGCCTAGTCAATCCTAATCTCCATTTAACTCCCAATCTATTACCTGCTGCAGCATCATCGTCACTTTGCACCCGTAACACAGCCTGCCTGCCTCTAGCTCGCACATGCACCTGTGCCGTGTTATTTGAAATATCTTTTGTAGCTCTAGTTGTAAGAGAATCACTAGGAGCATTTCTAGTTTTTAACAGCATATTTATTTTTGGACCGCCAGATGAAACATTTGTTCCATAAAATTTAATGTCAGGCATCATTCTTCTTATAAAAGCAAAACTATTACCCTCTTGCAAATCAAAATCAGCACTTTCTATAAATACACCGTCCATAGGCGTTCCATCATCGTCTTCGCCGTCTTCATGTGAAAATATAACGCCACTATTAGTAGCCAATGGTTTTGTAAATACGTTTTGGTCTACCCATGCTGTTCGCACAAGTTGTCCAATAGACCAAACACCCTCTAAATAGTTGTATATAACATATCTTGATATTTCTTCTGTGCCATCGCTTTCTGCTGAATAAAACCACCAAACTTCATTGTATTCTTTATTTAACACTGCAAAAACTTTAAAGGATTGTCCTAAGTCTAAATCTTCTTGAACATAATTTAAAACACTACAAGGTAGCTTTTGTACAGAACCTGTATAACTATAAAAACCATCGTCTGACATCCAAAACACACCAGCAGGTGAGTTTATAGCCGCGTTAGGGCTAATCATGCCAGTGCCTTCATTAATTAAGTTTAAAGCAAATGTAAGCGGCGGTCCGACAAACTGCATACTATACATTGAAGTGTCTGTCCAAATTAATATTTCTTGTCTTGCTCTAATGCCGCCTCTTATTTCGCTACCAGCAGACAGCCTAACAGAACCTGCTGTATTTGTAGTTTTTGATTCAAATTCAGTAATACTTTCCTGGTCTGAAAAAGCTACAAGCATTGGGTCAGACACACCACTTCTTGCACCGCTAGATATAGGGTCAGCTCCAAGCACTATGACATGTCTATCTGTATCACTAACAATAGTTTGTAAGCCCACAGTAGGCGCTAAATTAGAGCCAGAAAGACTTGTAATATTTACTGCTCTAGTGTTTGTTCCATTAGACTCATCCCAATAAAAAATACCACCGCCTCTAGGGTGTAAAATTAAATCTTCGCCAAAGTTATCAGCAGACCACAGTCTTAACTGATTTGTAAAAGATAAGCTTGTTGAAGAGCCAAAACCACCAATACTCCATGCACCCGAACCAAAACCATCTGATTGTATATAGTTATCTAAACCTGTGTTAAGTTGATATGCTCCATCAACACCTGAGCCGCCATTGCCACTGTCACTAGAATTGGCTGTAGCAGATGCGGTAAAAGTGTAGGTATTAGCTGTTGGAACAGAAACTATTTGATGCTCTTGATTTAAAACAGATGCTGTAATATTGCCTCCCAGACTCACGGCACCACTTATAGTTACAAAATCTCCAAGTGTAGCTCCATGTGAACTGTCTGTTGCAGTTATAGTAGCAGAGCCATTTGTGGCTGAAAATGTAATACTATTAGTGCTTGTTTTTCTAATTGGTGTTATGTCAGCTAATGTATTGCCTTCTAAAATATTAGCCTTTAAATGTGTGCCGACAAAAAGATATTTGGCACCCTCTAATGAAATCCATGGAAATAGTTTACGACAAGTTCCTAAAAAAGTAGCAGAAGTTTGTTTTGTCCATCCGCCTATCTTTTCAGCGTAACCTTTTCTGAAACGCACTAAAGACGAATCAAACCAACCGCCAGCATTGGTTAAGTTGGTTCCCTCTTTGTCTATACCTGCTTTAAATTGAAACTTTGCAAAAGGCATGTTTCATCTTCTAAGCTATTCTTATAATAGCTGTTGCTGCTGCTTTAGCAGGAAATACTATTGTAAAATCGCCCGCTGTTGAAGTTTTATCGCCACCAAAGTCTATTGTAGCTACTGATTTATCACTATTTGTATCATTGTAAATCATACAACCTCTAGCTGTAATGGTCGCCGTGCTAAATGTTAAATCAGAAAAATCCGTTACTGCTGTAGTGCCAGTAGCTGATGGTGTTACATTGGTTAATGCAGCTCCGCCTGAAGTATAGTTAGTACCGCTAGCTTGACCGGTTGTGGTAAATGCAGTTGTAGTAGCTCCCAAAGTGGCCGAGCTTGTATATAAAGCTAATTTAAAACTATTACCACTTGAATTAGTAAAGTTATGAGTTCCAGTTAAAAGCTCTACTTTAAAGCTTGTTGTAAGAGTAGATGTTATTGCCATATTAAATACCTTTAATTATTTTTGCTATATCTTCGCTACCCCCTTTTGATAAATCTTGAATTAAGGTAGCTTTATAAGATTTTAAAGCATTTTTTATATAAATCAAACAAACCTTATAAATCATATCTCTATAGGCTCTAGCTTGCGCCTTAACATGTTCTTCATTATCGTCAGAAATACCTACTATTTTGTCTGTCAACTGTTCTGCCCAGAACTCAGGCGGATGACCGCCAAACTTTGTTGTGGCTACTTCAACCATGCCCAGCTCAGGCACACCATCAGGCGTTATCTTTATTACCATTTGTTAGGCTCTCCTATTTTAATGTTTTCGTGTCTACCAATTAACACTGGTTTTTTTTCAACCTCTTGTTTTTTTCCGTCGCTTAATTTTTTTGTGCTTAGAACACCATTGTTTATTACCGGCACCAAAGGGTCATCAAGTCTATGATAACCATACAATTTTTCATCTAAAGGCACAGACGCATCTAATAAAGTGCTTGAATTAGCTATTTCAACAGTCATTCCTGACATCATACATTTAGACAACCAAAACTCTACACAACCTCTACCCGCTTCTGCAAAATACAAATTGCCTTTATAAGTAAAGTCTATGCCAAAAACTTTAAGCACATCTACCTGATTCCACAAAGCAAAAGCTACAGCATAGGCTACTGTGTTGTTTAAATATGAGCTTTGTAAGTCTTTTAGAACTTCATTGATTGGATAGAGCTGTAAGTTTTTACATCTTTTATCTAGTTCACAAGTGTAAATTGGTTTGCCGTTATCTTTGAGTAGCTTACGCATACCCTCTGTTTGACCGCCAGCATCATCACTATCCAAAAACCTAGATGGCGGGTCCATCATAAATACACGGTCATGAAATATTACTGTGCCGACAGCATTGATTGCCCAGACTTCATCAAAGTGTGAGCCATGTGATTTAGCAAGGTTATAGTCAAACCAACTAGCACCCATGCCAACAATAGCAACAGTTTTGCCTTTTAATTCTTTAATAGGTTCCATCTCTCTCTCTTTTCGTAACCTATGTTACATTTGTTCTTAGTGAATCATACCTCATTTCATCTCTAGTATCTCTGCCTTCGCCTAGATTCTTAAGTCTTAGTAAACTTTCTTTAAACCTTGCTTCATACATTCCTATGTCATCTGCAGGTAATTTTAAAAATACAGCGCCTTCTAATAAACAACCATACAACAATGTATCTGGTGCATCTGTTGATAAGTAAGTAGTACCTGAATCTGTACCCGTTGTTAAAGAAACTGGCTTAGCTAAATAGTGTAATTCCATCGTATAGTTTGCGTCTGGTACTGGCGCTACCTCAAAAGAACTTTGGTCAAATATTGCATAATATCTTGGTGTGCCTCTAGTAGCTGAGCTTGATACAAATTCTTTTATAAAAGAATTATGTTTTAAATCTAAATAGTCGTATGTATTTGAATTTATAACAGCTAAAGAAAATGGAGCTAAAAAATCTGATGGCGTGGCTAAAAACCTGTTATCTGTTGTTACATTACCCGAAACATTTTTTCTTTGGTCTGGTATTTGTACTGACTTTAAAATTCTTTCTTCAGCTTGCAAAATAATATTGTTGAGATTATTAACAAAAGTGGTTTCATCTGTTTCTAAATAATCTTGAACTGCGGTTTTTAGTGTTGCTAATGTAAAACTCATGATGTTGTTATTGTAACCGCACCTAATGCACTTGTCATGCTATCAGGTGTCGTTAATTTTTTACCAATAATACCTAAATCATAATTTGTATATACTGTAAATATTGTTGGCGACACGCTTATATCTGGTCTTGGCTCGCGAACAGCCTGTGGGTCTACTTTGTTTGTTCTTGGCTCTAACTGTGGATGCTTAGACTCATAACACTCTGGGCAAGTTTTTAAACCATTCCATTCTTTACGCAAATCTTTCAAACCGTATCTAAATCCACACCTATCGCATATTGCGTAAGCGTTTTTATTAGATGCAAAAGCCATTATGCAATGTTATAACTTGAAATATCCGGAGTTATTTTGAGTGAAGCTCTGTCTTCATCCGCTTCTAAGGCTCTTTGAAACTCCTCTTCGTATATCTGTTTAAGCAAACCAGTTCTTTCAGGACTTTTCTTAACTGATAAATAATAGGCAAGACCAGCTGCTAGACATGGATAAAACCTAAACGGCATTTGCAGAGTGTCAGTTGCCGCATCTACATCATCCATTCTTGTTAGTACGTTTAAATGCACAGTATATGTGCTTGATGCGTCTGGTGTTGGATAAACGCTTATGGTTGGTGATATTTGTTTATCAACAAAAAATTGTAATGGTGTTCCTGTAGTAGACTTGTTTGGTACTGATGAGTATTCGCTTCTTGATAATCTTGTCATTTGTATATCTGAGTTTTCAGAGTTTACTGTTTGCCTTAAAAATCCATCTAAAACATCAATTGCCGCAGTGCTATTTGTTGAATCAACATTGTAGCTTGTGGTGTCTTTTACCATAGATATTGTTTTTTCTTGTATGGTCCACTGGTTTAAACCACGGTTTGCCCATTCAGCTAGTAATAAATTTAAACTTCTTCTGGCTGTTTTAAGGTCATAAGCAGTCCTTAGCTCTAAACCACATCTTTCAAATGCTTCCTCAATGTAATCAGCTACATCGAGTTCAAAGTTTTTTGAGCCTGATACTGCCATAATTTACTTCTTAGCTTTTCCGCCTCTACCAAGCTTTTTGACACCAGCTTTACCACCGCCCATCATTTTCTTGACGCCTGCTTTCTTTTTAACGCCTGCTTTACCACCGCCCATCATTTTCTTAACGCCTGATTTAGCACCACCACCCATACCCATTTTAACAACACCAGACTTAGGCATAGCGCCACCGCCTGCCATTTTAACAACACTGCTGTCTTTCATGGATTTTACTAATTCAGACTTGTCAGATTTTGACAAACTGCCTACTAATTTTTTTAAACCTTTTAATGATTTTGCCATCATTTACTCCTTCTTTTAAGAATGTTTTGGAAATCTTCTTGATTCCAATTATTATAATAACCTATTTTTTCTAATCTTTCAGATGCTTTATTCAATTCATCCAATCTTTGCATAAACAACATATTATAGCTTTCTTCAAAATGTGGTTCAAAGTGTTCTTGTACCACTACTTCTTTTTCTGCATGGTCTTGATGAAACCCCATTACATATAAATTGTTAGGATTTAAAAAAGCATTTAACATCGCTATTCTACTGTCAAAATGAAAAACATCCATATCCATGTTTAAATCACAATATATAACAACGTGTTTATCTTTAGGAAAGTCTTGGCTTATGGTTATAAGGTCTGACCAATAGACACAATCAGATAAAACAACATCTACTTTTTTTTCTTGCCATGTTTTTTTTGCATAAGGACATACAGGCTGTTCTGTTTCTAATACTTCTTTTGACCAATCTCTAACTTCCTTTTTAATAGATGCCTGGTTAATCATTTTACAAATGTTTTAACATTGGTTGGTTTGCCGCCTACACCCTGTTTCTTTGACCTTTTTCTTGTGACTGCTGATTTTATTTGTGACTTAGACATACGATTAGCTGTAGCTTTTGGCACACATTTTGGATATTTTCTTTTAGAACCTTTGGCCTTAGAACGACCACATTTTTTAAAGCCACCGCCTTTCTTAGGTGAGCCAATGTCAACCCAATCTTCTTTAAACCACTTGCCTAAACCCATTACCTTCCACGCATTTTAGTAACTTTTCTTCTAGGCTCCATAACAGCTCCACATCCTTTAGCTATAAAACCGCCCTTACTTTTTTTAATAACGCCGCCTGTTGCTGCTTTTTTAGTGCCACTATAGCCACCGCCTCTTTTTTTGTAAGTTTTTACAAGCCATGCAGAGGCATAAGCGCTAGGAAAAACATCAAACTTACGTTTTGCCTCTGATTTTACTCTGCTGTATAAGCTTGGATTTGTTACGTTGCTTGGAGTTTTTGATTTTGCCATTAGCACTTCCACCTTCTTCTTGCTTGCCTAATTCTTGAATTAGGGTTGTTTCTAGTTTTAGCAGAGCTGCGTTTTAATTGTCCAAGCGACCTTGCACAATAGGATTTACGCCTTTTTGCTGCCTTGCTACCTTTTTTAACTTTGCCTGTTACGGCTGTTTTTAATTTAGAACCTGGATTAGCTTTTCTATAAGCCTTAACACCCTTCTTGGTCATGCCTGCGCCAGACTTGGTAGGGCGGTAATTACCGCCCTTTCCAGTCGTCCTTTTTATAGGTTTAGCTTTCCTAGGTTTTGTTGCTGCCATTCATTAATAATTCTTATTCAAAACCAAAATAATTGAATAAGTATCACCGCTTGAGTGTCCTACAGTTGTAAAATCTATATCACCCGTTACGCCACTACCTGCATTGTTAGGTATGCCAGAAAACAGGTCATAATATTCATCGCCTGTGCTATCAGCCGGTAAACCAGTTAGCAAAACATTGGTGCTTGCATCAAATTCTAAATTAACACCCATGCCTCTAGTTGCCCAATAAATTCTAGCTACTGAAACAGAGGTGCATGCTTCACCCGCATGATTCGCTTCTAAAGCTGATACATCAACTTTTTTTACAGCACTTTCTCCTGTGCCGTCAGAAACATTCGTAAATTTCAATACGGCTGTTTTTTGGCCATCTTGAATGGTTTGAGAAGTTACTGCGTCTGCCATAATTTACTCCTATTATGCGTCAGCAAATGGTGTTACTAAAGTTCCTGAACCTAAAATAATACCTTCTACAGAATATTTGGCTGAGGCCATAGCAGTAACTTTAACTATACTGCCTACTAGTCCACCTTTTGTTGAACCGTTCATTGTAATTACATCATTAGATGAAGCTGAAATAAAAGTTTTACCAGTATTATCATCTACACCTGTATATAACCCACCAACGAACTTATCTGTTCCATCAGTTAAAATATCCATATCTGTAGCTGCGGTTTCTACAACAAAAAAGAAAGTAGCTCCAAGGTTATTTAATTGATTAGGGTCTGTGTTGTCGCCTGGGTCTGTTGTGACAATGCTAGGTAAAGTAAATTTACCGTCTGCATCATTACAAGTTAATATTTTGCCTGAGTGTGCTGCAACTGTAAGTGTTGTATCTGCTGTTAAGCTTACTACATTTGCATTACCTGCCGAAATGAATCCTGCTAATGATTTTACAGGACCACTGAATGTACTTAATGCCATAATTTTTCTCCCGAAAAATAAGTTCTATTATCTTGGCTTGTCTGCTAGGTCAGTTAATAGAACAAGTTAATAAATCCTAGAATTTGATTGTATATTAGTTTAGTATAAAAAAAAAGATTAAATAAAGTGTAAATAAGTGTTGACTTTAACATATATGTGTTTATAATTATAAGTATATTAACTAACTAGGAGTAAAAATAATATGAAAAACTACTTAACTAAAAAAGAATACTCAGGACAAAACATAGATACGCTTTATGAGGCAGGATATGAAGAAACTGATGCATTTGTTACTTTTAAACAAGCACTAAAACTAGAAGGAGTTACTGGTAAAAGTTTAAAAGGTATAAAAAAAGCAGCAACATTGTTCTTTCTTAAAAAAGAAGAGGACAAAAAAACTGGTAAAGAAAAAACAACTAGAAAATACTTCACAGTATTTGATATACAAGATGTTTTTAAAACAGTAGAACTCAACCAAAAGGCAGCAGCATAAGCTGCCTTTTTTTATAGGAAATAAAATGAAAAATAAAACAGAAATAAAAAGCCTTTTAAGAACAATTTTAGAAGAAGCTAAAAGAAATAAAGTCATGTTTAGATACAGTGCTTTAAATCATTATGAATGGGAAAATTATGACTACATAGATGATTGGGGTTACGATATAGATAGAGTCATTGAAGTAATGCTTGGTTGGGATATTGGAATTGTACACAACATACAATTTTTACAAGCTAAAAAAGTTTGTAAAGATAATAAGAAAACAGTCAATATTAAAACCCTTAAAGATTTTTTAGAAAAAAAAGGTTATAAAGTAGGTAAAAAAACTTTAAGCTATTCTTTAAATTGTGATACAAAATTTTTTGGTATTACTATTGACGATGAAGATAATGCATATCAATTAGATAACGATGAAAGTGCATCTGTATTACTTCAACATGATGCATGGCTTTATTGGGAGTTATATAATACAGGCATTGATTGTTTTATTGATTATTCAGTAGGACTTGATAACCTTTTTAAAAATACATCTTTAGAAATAATACAAGATGAATGGGAAGATAAATTTTGCAAATTTGAAAAAGGTCTTTTATAAAAAAAACACAAAAAAAAGGGAGCTAATGCTCCCTTTAGTGGTTTGAAGAACCTTAAGCTCCTTGTGAGCCAAAAACTCCACGCCAGTTAGATACACCAAATGAATATCTTTCTCTAGCTCTATACCTAATGTTACCTGTTGAAAATTCAGGTTCCATGGAGGTTTCCATATTTGTTCTATTGAACATTTTAAGACCTTCTCCATCTGAATTAACCGATGTCATAATGAAATATGCATCTGGGTCATTAAGATAGTGGTTTACACTAAAACCACCAGGCATAGAAGATTGGTTTTTAATTGAGTTAATATCATTGTCTGATGTTGAAACTCTACCAGGTGAGTTTAATAATCTATCAGCAATAAATGTTAATTGCGGAGGTATTATTAATTTATCTGGTCTAACTGCAATAGTTAGATTTCTGTCATCAACAAAAGTTGATATATCAATTATATTATCTTCTAACGAAGTTTCATTTAGGTCAGCCATTGTTGTAGCTCTATTACGAGCTGTTCCACCACCCGCTAACGGATGTGCTGTGGAAATTAATTGCTGTCCATCACCAATAGCAAAATTAGAATCAAACGCATTGTTTAATACATTTGCTCCTTTTACTTCTTTGGTATGTTGCATTGAACGAGCCAATGCTTTTGTGTATCTACGACCAAGTTGGTCATATAAATTGTCTTCAATAGCTTCTTCAGTTAAAGAGAAAGCAAGAGCCACAGTTTCGTGTGTATATCTTGCTGTATATCCTTCTGAAGCACTATCAAAGCTTACGCCAGCACCTTCTTCCTTGACAGGAGCTGCACCAAATCCAACTACT